TCGCTCGAAGCTGTGCCGTGAGCGATGAGGTCTGCAGCGAGTGCAGCATCAACTACGTTAGCCAGTGCATAGCCAGCGGAGTCGAGTCTCTCTGCTACCATTCCGTCCGGAACAGCTGCAGCCATGAAGCCGTCGATGAGCTCGTTGACAGCGTAATCGTTGTCGAGAACGAGTGTCTGATAAGTTGTTGCAGGGTTGCTGATAGCAAGACCTGTTGCAGTTACGTACTGTCCTGCGACAGCTTCTGTTCTTACCGGGATCTTAACAGCGCCGGAAGCTCCAGCACCGTCATGTCTCTGATTGAAGATTGCAGCAAATACAGAGTTAGCTCTGAGCTTTGCGTCTACGATCTTCGAATAGCTTTCCATTTTGTTGGTATCCTGTGCCATTGTTATTCCTCCATTAGAATTTCAAATTTGGATTTAGTTTTCTGAAGGCCGCCGTAACACCGTCTTCTTCCGGTGGCGTCTCCGGATTACCCAGAGGCGGCGTCTTTACGGATCCAACAAGGCTCTTGAGCGATTCGGCACTCTTGCGGATAGCCTCTTCATCTTCGCCCTGTATGAATCCAATAGCCTCATAGGAAAGTCCGCACTCTCTTGCGATTCTCGTTTTTACCGAGTCGATCTCGTATTTCGCAATCTGTCCGTCCTTCTCTGTCAGCTGTGTCTGCAGATTTGTCTTTTCATCAGAGAGAGTCTTGATTTGATCATTGAGGCCGGTAAGCTGTTCGTTGAGTCCTTCGGTTTGCTTTGCCAGTTCATCAGGCGATATCCATCCTTCGAACTCCTTGCGCCCTGCTTCCTTGCCTTCGAGTCTCGCCTTGCCGACGAGCTGGTTGACTTCCTCCTGCGTGAATGTTCTTTCTTCTGCCATGTTGTTCCTCCCACTCTTAACCGTTGTAGTCACGTAAAACGCTTATTAAAAAAGCGAGCCCTATTGCCCGCTCTTAATAACTTATCCTTTGCTTTTTCTTTTCCTTACCTTCCGAGCACTGCCATATGGCAAGGATGCAAGCATCAAGAAGGCCTATCTCCATCTGGTCGAACTGTGCTTTGTAGCCGAAGCCTCCGTTGGCACCGATTGCCCTCTTTTCACAGTTGGTAGCCACTTGCTTCAGCGAAGGCTGGTCCATGTGGCATATCTCCTGCGCATACATCAGTTGTTCGAATTTCGCATTAGCTACGATTATCTCCTTGACCGTCGGCAGGATCACGCCCTTGATGCGTTCCTCTTCAAGGTCTGCCTTGAGTACGTTCTGCGCTCCTGATCCATCAATCACGATGACTTCCGGCTGCATAGCGCCGAGCAATTGAACTATCCAGGCATTGCCCACACGGAGCGACTGACAGTCAATAGCCTCGAAGAATATCTTGCCGTCATCAGTTCTCGATGCGACCGCTACAGATGCAGAGGTCTTGCTGAACTTGACTCCGACATATAGATGCTTGGAGATCTTCGGCACAGCCTCGCACTTGAGGCCTTCCCAGTCTGTCAGAGATATCTCCGATTTAAGATTGCTCTTTGACCAATAGCCAAGTCGCTGGATGTTGAAGTCCAGCTCATCACTCTTGTCTTCGGCTTTTATCTTTCGCTCTGACAGCTGATAGCCCATAGCCGGGTTGCATTCGTACCAAAGCTCGATGTCATTGACTTCGGCCTTAAATTCGGTAGACCATTCAGCCCAGCCGGTGTCTTCCGTCTTTCCGGACAGACATTCCGCCCTAAGTTTCGGGAATATCGTTCCGGATGAGACCATTGTCGGCGGAGTACCGCAGAGGATGGTCTGCGGATTCATGCTGTCAGATACTACATACTGCAGCGAGCTCTGCTGATCATCCGTATATTCCTGTGCTTCGTCCACTATCAAGGTGTCAAAGCCTTCACCAAGTCCGCCCTTTGCTGTTCTGGTACGGAAGTCGACCGACCCGCCGGTATCCAGGAGCCGGATGCGCTCCAATCCGAATTGCTTCGAATAGGTGTAGGCTTTCTCATAAGTCTCATCGCGACTGATGCGTTGAATCTCTTGATATCCCATGTCTTTGAGAAGAGTCGCAAGCCTCAGCGATGCAGAGGACGAGGTGGTTGTCCGGTGCGCCGTGTGGAGCGTCCTTCTCCCGGCGAAAAGGTCATCCAATTCGACGATTGTGATGATCTCTCCTTTGCCGTTTCGTCTCGGGACTTCGTATCCGAACTTGGAATGTACGAACAGCCCCTCTTCATTGATCGCTCTTATGTCATACACAAGAGCCTCTTGCCAGGGCTGTGGTGTTCGGCCTGTGCACTTGTACAGGTTGACCGCCCTTGTCCCGAGTGTGTCGGTGTAAGGAAGTACAACGGAGCTTGTGGGAGTCTGGCGTCCATATCTGACGTCCATCTCCTACCTCCGTTGCTATTTCTTATTTGCTTTTCTTAATCTCTTTTCGAGCGTATCCGCTCTCGTATTCCAGAGAACACTGTTGCGGTCCACTTCGCCCTTTGAAAGCGCCGTGATGCGTCCCATTGCTCTCCCGTTAGGGAAATACTCGACTTTGCATCGACAGCCCTTGTGCCGTGCGTATACTCTGCTCGGCTCTGAGCCGTATCTGTATTCGCCGGCAAGGTCGTGGCACCAGTCTGTGTGCTTGGTGTCGTGGCTCGGATAACTGCCCGACCACGTGCGTTTGATAATCGGCTGCAGGCCTGCCTTTGCCTGGAAGTCCGCATTGTACTTGACAATACTGTCCACCATCGAGAGCATCTCGGGCGGGATCACATTCGCAAGCTCGTCCGAAAGCTGCTCCGGTGCGACTATCGCCATGTCTTCGACAATCGTTTTTATCCTGGCATTCGGAGGCTTTGTCTTCATCGGATTCAGTCCGATGCCCGCAGCGTCGTTCAGATTCCTTTGTGCCGTCTCTGAAAGCAATGACACTAAGTCGTGGCCTGCGACCATATAAGCTTCGAGAGCCTCCGGGCTGTATGCCTTTGCAAGCTCCGTTGCTATCGTATCGCCCAAAAAGGCCGCGATGTCATTGACCTCTTCATAAGTGCCCGCACCGGAATCGAGCTTCAGCACCCGCTCCCACAATTTCGGTTCGGCCTCAATTGCTTTGATCAGTTGCTGACGCAGTTCTTCTTCGTTCATAAACACCTCCCTGACTTGACCGGGTCAGTACCGTAACAGTGTTGTCTATATTCCTAACAGATCCTTCAACTTTTCCTCGTCGAAGTAATCTGGGAAGGACTGCTGAAGTTTAATAGCGGCATCGCCTATTCCGGACATTGCCGTTGAATCCGGCTCGAAGACCGGCTCCCATTTAGGCTTTGTCAGATAGAACTGATTGCGCTTATAGTCCATGTTGTCCCTAAGACAAGCGGCAAGATATCCCGCATTGAGGAACCCGCTACCGAAACATCTCTGCGCTGCTCTTACCTTGAGCCTCAGATTCTCGTGTGCTGCCTTGATAGCCTCAGAGCTTGCAGGATTGCCCGATGCAAATCCGAGGTCCTCAAGTGTCAGCCCTGTCTCGCCCGCAAACAGCGAGGCAAACAGTCTCAGCTGTTCAAGGTGAGGCGACATGCTCTGCTGCTGGAACTGGCCTATCGAAGGCTTGTCGCCATCCTCGTCTTTGGTTATCTCGAGGATAGTGCTCATGGCAGCTGTCCATTTGTCGATTGGCTCTGCATCCGGATCCGTTCCGAGTACATACTTCTGCGGGATGCTGTAGAACTCTGCGGAGATCTCAGAGCGCTTTACTGTACGCATAGCAGAATCCACTATGCTCATGCAGGCTCTGCTGATCTGCGAGTGACCGAAAGGCCTTACCGCGTCCGGTCTGTTCACGATAGGAACGAGCAACGGATAAGGCACGTTGTACTCATATGACAGCACTCCCGTCGAGTCCTCCCTGTAGTAGATCGTCTGTCCCGGGAGGAAGTACGCCTCGAGCAGTGGAGCGCCTACCTTGTCTCTGTCCAGCACCGCATAGCCTTCCTCGAGCATTCCCGTGATAGGGTCCATCGTTCCTGTCGCATTCGCTCCGGTTATGACTCTCATCCTCGGATAGCCGTCTTCGTCAGGGCTGATGTAGATGAAGTCGCACGAGCTGATCAGGGCACCCTGTATCGCACTTGAGAACAGGATGTCCGGGTTGTTCATTGCAAAGATCTCGTTGATGTTGAAGTTGTCCTCTGCGAACTCTCTGAAGACCAGCCTGTCAGCCATCGAGTCTACTGCCTTCGAACACCATCCGAGGCAGTTCATCCAGCTCCTGAGTTGTGGAGGTGTGCTGATACGGAAGTCCTCTGCCAGGTGCTTCATTTCATAGTAGCTGTATCTCGTTCTGATACGGGTCTGCTTTGTTGCGAGCTTGTCTCTTAAATAATCAATTCCGTAAATCATTTCTTCTCCTGTGGTGGTTATCTGCGAGATATGGCGCCAGTGACGGCGTGAAGGGCCGAAAGCCGGGTGGAACGGGGGTGATGCCCCCATATGATCACAGCGTTAAAAAAGGGCCGTGTGCAGGCCCATAGCATTGCCACTTATGCAATTATTTTTTAACTGACTCTCTCAATTGCTTTTAAAGGCTTTTTTGTCCAGTCAAACGTAGCTGGCAATACCCTGTTAGATATAACAGACTGCTGACCACTCAGGTCCTTCCGTTCAACAAGCTTGTCGCTCTTCTGTCTATTGCAACAGCGATGAGCGAGCTGAAGGTTGTCTATGTCGGAGGGGTGTCCTCCTTTAGCCAGGGGGATAATGTGGTCTATGGTGGGGCTTAACGGATGGGGATACTTCAGGGAGAAGTCCACGGGCTTTCCACAGATACCGCACACAGTCTGGGTTGCAAAGATACGCTTCTTATTTTTTTCGTAACGACCATAATGCTGGCCCATGTATGTCTGTCTTTCTTTATCCATATCTTTCACCAACACAAAAGGACGGCTGACCGTCCCTCTGTGTGTCCTTAAGTATTTTATTGTTGGAAGGGTCCACTGCCGGATTTGCACCGGCTGTCCTTATAATGTGGGCATAATGCAGAGGCTGTTGACCTCTGCGGTGAGGTTACAACTATCAGTGTGGTCTTACCCACTTCTGACAATATCATTATACTTGTATATAGTTGAATTATCTTGTATCAATAATCTCCTGAACGTGATCCAGACCGCGGTGCCAAGCGAGTCTGACAGGATGCCAGGAATAATTAACAGCTTTGCATACTTGCTCCCACGGCTTCAGCCTTCCGTCTTTAGTCAGATAGATGTACCGCTCCAGGAGAACATCCGCCTCAAGTCCATCAAGCAGCATAATCGTGTTGAATATCTGTTGTCTCACTCGAACCGCTTTAATCTTTGCCTGAGCAATTTGCTCTGCTTTGTCCAACAGCTTCATCACTTTGTCCTCTGTCGGCCTACTGATTCCGCTGCCGTGTGGCATACCATCATTGTCCGATGGTGACCGTATCGCATCTATCTGAAGTCGCTCCTCTTCATATTCTCTTTCACACCGGCGAATCGTATTAACCGCCTTCACATATTGCCTCAAGTATTTCTCTGCTGTCATTGGTTCCCTCTTAGTGTCACCTTGTCACCCTTGTCACCCTAAATTTCCTAACCTTTTTTATTTTTGTATATTTTTTACTAATTTTCCAAAAACAAAAACTTTATATAAATCTAAGGTGACATAGGTGACATTATATATATAAGCATTGGAATTTCAACGATTTTGATGTCACCTTTGCTGTCACCATAGGTGTCACCTTTGGTCTAAAACTGCCTTCTATGGTGACACCTTAGAATGGAATAATAGTGTTATCGTCAATTTCTACAAAGCCCGTCTGGCCTATATTGGTGTCACCTTCCGCAGTTTCTGTCTCGTCTGCCGTCACCTTAGGTGACACTTGATCACGCTCAAAGCATATCCCAGCGCGTCCATATCCGTTCAGTCTGGCCTTGCCGATCTCATGCCATCCTTTGATGTCGTTCCTCATTATGGTCAGGATCCTCGCTGCCTCGCCCTTACGCATATCAGCCATATTCTTATCCAGAGCCTTCTCGTAAAGGTATGCAGCATTGACTCTTCCAACCAGATCTGATTCGAGGTAATCATCTATTATCTGCACCCACACATCTTCCTCGAGGTGTTCGTCCTGCGCTTCCTTTGCCATCAGCTCGATGCGCTTCGGGAGTATCAGTTCTTCGTCTGGATGCGCTTTGTAATACGCCACAGCCTCAGCCATTACCTGCTCAAGATACGGACGAGCCAAACTGTAGTTGAATATCCTTGCCTTGGTCTCGTCTGTAGCATGGCAATCAATCGGGAAGTATCGCCTGTTTCCGGTTCGGTCCTTCAGGAAGTTCTTGTCGTTTGATGTACCACAGAACACGCACTGCCTCGGCCTGCGCTGTGGACGCTTCTCGTATGGAGTCCGGTAGTCATCGGCTTGTGATGATATGAATGCCTTCAGCTCGTTGGATGTGACGTTGTCCTTTTTCATTACATCCAT